GGTTATGGGCCTGACGCAAGAGGACCGACTGAGGAGGTAGTTGGGGCGGCATCCCGGCGGCCTGGGCTCGGGCGACGATCCCACGAACGATGACGTCGGTGGCTTCGTAGAGCTTGGCGCGGGCGGCGTTGTGTTCGTTGTTCAGGGTTACTGGGCGACCATCGCTGCCTACCGACTTCCCGTAGCGGTTGTCGCCAATGCTATCGACCGCATCATGGAAGGAGTTCATGCGACGCACATAGTCCTGCTCGACTAGGCTGCGATGCACTTGGGCGAATTGCTGCCGCTCCTGCTCCCGCTCCGTTTTAAGCTGCTCAATCTGGTCAATCGCTTCGTTGTGAGCGGCGGCCCAGGCGAGCGTGCTTTCGTCGTACCCTTCCTCTTTGAGCTTCGCGATGTCGAGCTTGCCGGGCTTCTTCGGCGTCTCGGCTACTGGCTGGGCGGGAGGAGGTTCAGGTTGCTTCGGCTCGGCCGGCTTGGCTTGCGCCTGACTGGCCAGGTTGCGAACAAGCAGCTTCGATGCCTTATTGAACTCGCCCTCGTTGGCGAAGTCTTTCAGGTCATCCTCGGAGAGTCCGAGGCTCGACGCGAATTGCTTGTGCTCATCCTTGAACCAGGGAGCAGTCGAGCCAGCGGCTTCCGTGCCGCTGCCGGACGAGGCCTGAGCCTCTCCTTCCTTGGCCGGCTGCCCTGCTGCGCCATCCGTGGCTTCCGTCGCCTGAGCGGCGGCTTCGACCGTGACTTGATTGACCGCGGCGGTGTCCGCCTCCGGCTCGCTCACTGGCGCGTCAGGGTTATCCCCGCGGGCCAGGGCGATTTCGCGTTCGGTAAGTTCGAGCTTCTCAGCCATGAGACTTCCCCCTCCGTGAGGACTGACCGGGCTTCATGCCGGCAGGTGACAACTTGTCACTTATCAATTGCCATCTTGGGCGGCTTTTCCGGCGATGTCAACTACCCGCTCATCATGCGACTCTAAAATCTTATGCTTCGCCCGCTCGAATTGTTCCGGGGTGAGCGTGGCCCCTCCGCCGTTTTTCCCGTTGTTGTCCACGAATCCGCGATGCTGGCGATACCTGTCCCATTCCTTCCAGGAGCTAAACTTTGCCTGATAGAAAGTAGGCTCTAGTGGGTCGCGTACGAACTCGACGCCCATGCCGTGTTTGGCCGCGTCCTCCCGCATCTCTTCGACTTGATTGCAAGTAACGCCCATCGCATCGGAAATAATCTCCGGCGTCGGTCCGCGGTCGGGAGCGTTGCCGATGCGGATAGTTCTCGGGTTTTCCAGGTGAACGCAGCGCCGAGCCTGTACGCCGTCATCGAGTGTGATGTAGCCGGCCGCGTCCTGGTCCATCATCGTCGAGAAGTCCACCTCGACAATCCGCCCGTTATCCTCGCGTCGAAAGATATAGCCCACCTGATTCCTCCTTTTGGTGACAGGTTGTCACCTACTCGCTTTTCACCTTCCGCATGAACCGCAGGACGTTCCCATCGCGGGAGTACAGGGCCGAGCCGGTCAGGTCGTCACTCGACCAGTCGTAGACGGGCCACTCGTAATTCTTCGCGAACTTCACCTTCCGGGTCGTCAGCGCTAAGCGAATCTCGTCGCCTGGGCGCAGACTGGCGGACTCGAACGGCATCCCGTCCAAGGGGCCGCCGACGCACTGGTAGATTGTGCCTTTATGTGACAGGTTGTCACCTACTCGCCAAAAATGTAATCCGTAGTCACGTTTCCGATTCTGCGAATTACATCCCATTGACCATGTGTTCGGTCTTCCAGAAAACCGACTTTACCTGACTCTGAATCATCTAAATGGATAACGATCGCGCTCCGGGCAGGAGTGAGGCGAAAAATATTGCCCTGCGTATTCCGTCGTTCAATACGCCACGGCTCATCGTCCACTCGATAGCACACCTCCCAGTCGTAAGTTCCGTCCGGCTTACGAGAGACGATCCAGTAGTGAACATCAGCTACGCGCCGCTTTATTGCTTTGTTAGCCGCCAATAATTGCTGAGGCGCGACTACCGCGGCCGCTACCGCGCCGAGCATCGTCCGACGTGAAATATCCTCCATAAATCCTCCCTATGCTGCCGCCCGTTGCTGGGCATTGTTTTGCGAGCTCATATTCAACCACTCTGCCTGGCTGACGTGCGACCGACTTTCCGGCGTGCTGCCGGGGATATTCTTTCGCACGTAGTTCCTGGTCGTCGGGGCCGCCGGCATGGGCGAGTCCTCGGCGTCTGCGCCTTCACCGGGTAGGATGTTGGTGAACTGGATAATTTCCCGAAGCCGTGGCTCGTTGTAGAGGTCGGCGTGAATCTCCACGAGTTTCTGTAGGTTGATTTGCCCGCCCTCTGCCGCAAGCATCTGGCCGAGTGGGGCGTAGACGGTTGTGAGTAGTTGATTCAGAGTGTTAGCTCGCTGTGTCGGGCTAACATAAGACATGCTGTAAATGTCGATACCGATGCGGTAATCAAAGAACGTCCCCTGCCGGTCGTCTGGTGTCCAGGACGCATCGACCGAGATATCCGTCCCCTCAATCGGCAACCGGCCCGGCATTACCTTGACCGTATCGTTCCAGAGCAGCCAGCCGAGGTCACGAATTAGCCGGTTCGTCGCGTCCATAACCCGGTACTGCATCTGCGCTTCTTTGTTGGCTAAGCGCCCTTGAACGATTTGCTCCTGAGAGGCTGTCGGTGTCTGGGCACCGAGGCCAGCCAGGGCGGTCAGGTTGCCGGCGAACCGGTCAAAGAGTTGGATTACCCCGAGCAGGAACGCCTGATTCGGACCGTCGACGCCGCCCATCTTCACGAGGCCGACTTCGTTCACGTCCTGCACTTCCACCCAATCCCCGTCGTTGCCGCGCTGTAGCTTCTTCGCACTGTCGGCGCCGGCCGGGGTGTAGGTGTGGATGTCCTTCTGTCGTTTGGCCTGCCGCGACTGCTTCCGCATGATGTTGTTGGCGAGGCGGTGCAGGCTATCCAGGTGCGACGCCGGGCTGGTCGGCATGATGTTTTCCGGGACGTCATTAAATCCCAGTAGGTGATACGGCCCCTGCCCCGGTCCGTCCCAGTCCATCACGGCCACGGGCGGGAGCGACTTCACCTGAAACTGCCCGCGGTTATTCAGCGCGAACGTGTAAATCTTCTGGTCGCGCGGCACCCAGACGTCGCATAAGTCCACCATCGGCTCTAGCTCGTCCTGATCTACCTGCTCGCCGCGGGAGATTAGTTCGAGCCGCTGTTCCTCGACCGCCTGCTTCGTGCTGGCCTTCACATCTTTGACCACTTCCGGGTCGAACATCGGATGCTGCAGGTCGCTAAATGGAATCCGGTAGCTATCGGCTGCGTATTTGATTTGGTCCCAGCGCGTCGCCGACATGTCGTGGACCCAGTTGTCGATGCCGACGTTCGACGCGAACGGCTTGCCCGGGTCCATCCATAAATCCTCTTGGAGTTGAACCAGTCCAGAGTCGGCCAGGTGAACCTTGACGATGCCGATGCAGAAGAACGCGTCGAGAACCCACTGGCGGAGCGTGAATTCGAGGCCGATTTCCTCAATGAGGTTATTGAGCGCCACCTGAAACTGACGCGAGAAGTAGGTTAATTCCGGCAGTTGGGTCGAGAGGAGCACCCGCGGGCGGTTGGCCACGAGCGCCATGGTGTAGGCGTCAACGGTCTGATTCATGAGGTTAATCATGATTTCGTACCGTGGTTTATTCGCCCGGCCGTACCCGCTGCCGGCGTAGTTCTCGACCAATTCCCGCGTCAGGGTGCGGAACGGCATGAGCTCGCGGTAGCTGGTTTCCATCGCCTTCGAGAGGCGGCCCCGCTGGATTTCGTCTAAAGGATTCATCCGTGAATTTTCCTTACTCGTCGCCGTCGGACCGGTCGCGAAAGCTCTCGCGGAGGGTATCAAACAGGCCAGAAAGTGACACACTGTCACCTCTTGGAGTATAGCGTTCCCATTCGATGCGCGGGTCGTCCGGGTGGAACAGAGGGGCCTTGCGCCGGGCTCTCTTCCGCATAACCTCAATCTTCTCGGCCGAACCAGGTTTGGCGGTGGTGGGTTTGCGTGTTACTTCCATGTGCTGCTCGTCAGGTTTCCGTGAGCCAAATCGTAGGTGTCGCGGTCGTCCCATTCCGCGCTTTCTTTCTTCTGGGCGTCCTGAAACTCCTTGTCTCGGTACGCCATCGTGCCGGGCTGGGGCTCGCCGGTTATCTGCTCCTTGAGCGTGGCGGAGCTTAGCGGGCGGTCGCGGACGGCCATTAGACAGACACCGCATCCAATTACCCGGTCGCCGTGTGCTAAGCCCTTCGAGGAATCGTCCTCGGTGTTTAAGGCTTGGTCGTGCTCAATGCGGCCATTCACCATCACGTACTGCGAACACTCCTTTACGAGTGCCTCGCTGTGCAGCTTTAGCTCCTCAGTTCGCACTGAGCGGCCGATTTCCTGGAACATGGCCTCCTTGCTCTTAGCGTCCGTCCACCAGCCGACCTCTTTTGACTTCTTGCGGGATCGTTTCAAGAGGACGCTTCGGTGGTAGAGGTTGGGGTACTTCTTATCCAAAACCCGCTTAATAAACCCAGCGCCAGGACCGTTAGCCTCGGCGGCAAGATAGGCGTCATAGAGCCATTTACCTAACGCCATACATAGATCGGCGAAGTCCGTCGGCGGAATCGTATTAGCGGTGATTTCCAACACCTGTTCCATCGTTAACTGGTCGATGGCTGTGACTGACGAGTTACTCGTGTACGAACCGCCGAGCCCGGTGGCGACGTCGGCACCAATAACATAAGGATGAGCCGGAGGGCGATTGCGGTTATCGAGTGACATCCATAAGAGAACAGGGCCGTCGTCGGACAGGTCGAACGTCGGCTCCAAGGTTTCAGGATGATAGGAAAGTATGCCGCGGTGAAATGGTGGCCGAGTATGTTTCCGCGCTGCCGCAAAGAACTCGTTGCCGAAAATTCGATGCTTCGATCCGCCGTAGTCGCGGTCGTACTCCT